AATTTTGTATGTTAATTTAAAAAGCAGGAATTTAACCTGGGGTTGTTAATAATACTTGTTTTTGTCAAGTAAATCAAGCCTATGATGTAACTTCTCTAGGTTTAATTTCTAGCGCAGATAAGACTACATGTAGCCTATTTGCGGTTGCTGCAGTAACTTTTAATACTTCACTTTCCTGTAAAACTAAAGGTGCAGATAATAATTCTGAGGTTGCATTAGCAGATATTGCTTTAGTCTTAAAAAGACTAAAAACAGCATCAGATGTATCAGTTATGGTCACTGTTATAGTGTCTGCATTACCAGAATCTTCTGATACTAATATTGATTTAACAACAGCTGTTGTAGCTGATGGCACTGTGTATAATGTAGTAGCACTAGTGCTTGTTAAATCCGTTTTTTTATTTACAAATGTATTAGCCATTATCCAAAAAAGAAAGCTTCCGCTTCCGCCTCTTCTTTTAAATCTTGTTGAAAAGAAGTATTTAATTTTTGCACAATACTATCTACATCTCTAACAAATGACTGTTGTATTTGTTGATCATATTTTTCTAAAGGTTGTGTTAATGATTGTACTATTCTTGCCATTATCTTCTTCCGTCTGGTTGTATGTCTAATCTAAATGTACCAAGTTTCCAAAATTGACTTGTGCTTGTATTATCTACTTTTAAAGATATTGATCTAGCACGTGCTCGTGTGTCAACTTTATTAGTGCTACTTGATATAGTAAAAGGTCCTAATGTTGAACTAGCTTGTGTTTGATTAGGAAAGTCTCTTAAATTTAATGTAATTCTAGTGTCTCCTGTTTGTGATAAAAAGTCTGGTAACACTCTTCTAATTTTCATCATAAACTCACCATCACCTTGTAACCCTTGTTGACCAATATCAAAATCTCCTGATTGTATGTTTGCTGTAATAGATGAGGTTGCACCTTCTCTTATTTGATCTAATCCTGTTTCGTGTTCATAGTAATAACTAACACCATCAGTGTTTCCTTGTACAAAAGTTGCAGAACCAGATGTGCCATTAGAACTTGTGTCATACTCTGATGCATGAGGTTTACCAAATACAGCAGAATCTTGCCAAGCACTTCTTGCTAATGTACCTGTGGTCCATACAGGTCTTTCAGGTGTTGAGTCAAGATAGTTGTAACAAACCATTCTATTAACTGTTTCTGCTCCTGAGTTAGGATAAAACCACATAACCTCACCGAACAAGTTATTTAGTCCTGCATTAATATGTTGTTTTGGAATTGTATTAATATCATCGTAAACATGATCTTCAACTAAACATGGA